GGCATATCCACTTCAATCACGCCTTCTGAATGTTTCCAAGCATTGCGGAAGTAGCGGTCAGAAGGAATCTCAGAGACATCGACAATCTTGTAAGCCTTGCCTTTTGGAACATCCTTCTCAGCAATTTGCTCAATCGTCAAGCCACATTCCGCAGGGATTAAGATGCTTACTCCTCCATCATCGTTATCGTAAATTATTCTTTTATTGGCGTAGTCCATGGTGTCCTATCTTATTACCGCTAAAGTAACGAAAGTTGTTCATCTGTAAACTCATTACTTTCTTTTCCGAATTCATCAGGCTTACCAAAGTTTTCATCTATCTCCCAAGCTGAACGAAATGTACGGTCTTCAGGAATTAATGATGTTTCAACTATCCAGTAGGGTGAGTTGTGTGGAACATCTTTTTCAGCCACTTGAATCACGGTTGCAAAACTTAAAGCTTCTTCTGTTGGTGCGATAATTCCTATTGAATTATCTTCATTTTTAAATATTATTTTCATTTTGTTTTCCTTTATTATTTATCTGATTATTGCAACATTAGCATATAAAGGGTCACGCTGAATACCACCCCCATCGGATGTATGTACTCTTATATATGATACATTATAAACAGAAGGAAAACATTGTCCATCGTTACCGGGACCCCGTCCAGAGGCATCTGTTGCATATGTGGCAACTACTATATAATTCGCATCAGGCATAGCCGTAGTAAAATTCACGGTATAATTCCCTACTCCATTATCAGTAATACTACTAACATTCCCACTCGCTCTAATCGCCACCGTTCCAGTTCCGTTGAAGTTTACCCATGCCCTACAAACATACGATTCTCTATTCCCCACATAAATCGCTGAACCTTCAGAGTTCTGAATTGCCGCTGGCTCACTAAACGCATAAGGACTGAACCCTTCATTCACCATCGCTCCGTCGAAGTAGGCGGTGGTGTCGCCATTGAGCATCGTCATAAATGCTTTGATTGCAGTAGCTGAATTTGATATTGTATGAGTTGCTGTTAGATATTCCCATCCAGCAACTCCTGAATGGTATGTTGTCGTACCTGAAATTCCATCGTATAGCTGGACACATGCTCTGCTAGCTACTGTCGCGTAGACCCATGCACCTATGGTTATAGTCTTGCCTTTGGCTGCAGAAAGTCCTCCGAGCACAGTGGTAATATCTTGGTTTAAATTTAAATCCGCCCCATTCCTCGTAAGCTTCGCAGAGTAAGTGCCGAGCTTTACCATTCCTTCTTCTCTTGCAACCGTAGCTCCTGCTCCTGAGAGAGTCCAGCCAGTGGGAGAGAGTTGTTCGTAGGCTGTTGCTGAATCAAAATAATCAGTATTTCCAGAACTAGTTTGGAAAATAAACTGAATAGCCGTTGCACCAGAATTAATTAATCTACTTACTGTTAAATATTCCCAATCACCACTTCCAGAATGTGCGGATAAAACTGCTTGGACCCCATCATCAATTACAATACAACTTGTATTAGAAGATGATTTAACCCATGCCCCAAACACTAATGTTTTATTTCTGTAAGAAGTTGGATTTGCAATCAATTGATATGTTAGTGCTAATCCAGTTCCTCCAATTTGTTTAAGGGAATAAGTTCCTCCCTTAATTATTGAAGATTCTTTATTTCCTGAACCACCTGTACCACTTTGATAAAACGTCCAATTCGTCAACGTAGTAGGATTCGTCCAAGTCTCTAACCCTCCGTCAGTCAGAAGTTGAGTAAGTCCAGTCCAAGTCTCAAAACTCCCATTCTGAAGCAACTGATAAGGAGAAGTCGTGCCATCCCCACCGACGATGTGACCAGAGAGCGTTAGATTTGAGGCTGCATTAATATCGCCAGCGTCTCCTTTTTCTCCCTGAATTCCCTGTGGACCTTGTGGTCCAGTTGCACCCTGAGGACCAGTTGCTCCAGTATCCCCCTTATTACCTTTGTCCCCCTTTTCTCCTTTGGGACCAGGTACTCCGCCAGCCTCAGCAATAACATTCATCGTGTTTCTGAGATTCTTAATGTCAATGCGGAGTGCTTGTGGGTCAACTTCCCCTAACTTATCTGATAAAGTTGCAATCTTATTAACCATTAGAATCTATCCTGATCGTAGTCTTGGAACATCAGTTCAGCGTCTTTGATTTCAACAGGCTGGTCAAAGGCGTTTCCTGAGAACTTGAGCTGAATATATTTTGCGTTAAACCCCAAATCCTGCCGACTTGTAATCCCACTAACACGCCCTAATCGAGAAGTTCCAAGTACCCAAGTTGAGCCAAGCAAATCTCCACCACCGTTGTGGGTGACGGTTACCGAGATTCCACCCGTGGTTCCAAAATCCCCAAGAACAGCGCATTGAGAGGTGTAGTTTCCAGCGTTGTTGGCTGTGACCTTTAAACGGCGAATGCGCTTAGTAGTTGCTGGATTTCCCATGTCAAAATGTTTCGTGAACTTCCACCATTCAATAGCGGTCTTTGTTCCGGCCAAGTAATCCGCATTCCCTGAGTTGGTAAGCATTATTCTTCCAGTGTTGTCACCGAAGTAGGTTTTAACTGCACCCTGAGAATCAGCAAAATTGGCGAGGCAGAGAATGTTCATTCCTTGATATAAGAATATTTCATTATTGAAGTAGTCATAGGCGATTACGAAATCATTGACCGTAGAGCCAGACTTAGTAACAGCACACCAATACTGCCTCAACTCTTTGTGGTCTTCGGCACAAGCGATATCAAACCCATCGATGTTCAGCGAAGCCAAAGTCTGCGGAATAGCCTCAGTCAGTCTCTCAGGCTTGAATCCAGCCATCCTGTAAATGTGACCATCTCCAGCCAACCAGAACAAAACTCCTTCAATGTTCTTAATTGTCCTGTTGGAAACGCAACCAATCCCAGAGTCGAGGACATCGAACTGGAAAGGATTAACCGAATCACCCGTGTATTGGCAGAGAGTGATTGAGTTGCGGGTAAAAAGAAATAGATGATCGCCCCGCCTCGCCATTCCAGTGCATCCGTCACTTAAACGCTTGAAGTCAGTGAGCGTCCAAGACTCTGGGTCGAATAAGCCAGACCAATAAACTCGTTCTGGGTTTGCCGCAGTATTAGCAATGAAGGCGTAGTTGAAGAACTCTTCGCAGTATTTTCCTCTTGGCGGGTAAGCATAGGTGTCGGGTGATCCAGCAATCGTTTCAACAATCTCTTCACAATTACCAGTTCCAGACCATGTGAAGGGTTTGTCTTGGGCTTCAGTCGTGACAATTAACTTATCCGCACATACGGCAAAGTCGAAGAATGTATCTTCCGTAAAAGTAACTGAGCCAGTAATGTCAACTGGAATGGCTGGCGTTGAGATATCAACAATGCGCCGAGTGGTTCCGTTTGAGCCAATTGCAAGAGAATGCTTCACGCCGCTAAACTTGACGTACTCATAAAGCCCACGGATCTCTGTCAATGTAACATCGGGCGAGGCATCAATAGTCAACGGGCCAGTAAATACGGAATAACCATTGCGATTTAGAATTGAGCCAGAAACATTGGTGTGGACGTTCATCAGCGGATAAGTTGCGGCATCAAAACGAGCAGATTGATTCTCAGCAATCAAATGCCCCGCTATCTTCTCATTTGCTCCGCCACCAAGATTGGTCAACTTCAACTGTTGAACAGGAATCATTTCCACCAGCTATCTGTGCGGTAATCATCACGGTTGTTTTGAGCGCATAGGCGTTTAAGAGCGGCCTGATATTCAGCCATCTCAACTTCCAAGTTAGGGTCTTGGTTGTGCTTCAGAGCCTTTACAACACCGCCTTTAACGAGAAGATAATGCCACTCGCTTGGCAGGGTCGGCTCATCATCATCATCCGTCAGCGAAGAAGGTGTAGTAATCCCCGTTACATTAACAGTATAAACAGCGTCAGGAGTCGGATAGAACTTGATACGGTCAGTTCCACTTGACCTATCGTAATGCCAAAACTTCGTAGGCTCACCAGTGGAAGACCCTGTTAAATCAGTGGCTTCAAAGGAGGATATGCCCTGCATCTTGTTTGAACCGTTTATGTAAACTTCCCGAAGATTCTTTGCATTCGGAACCTGATTCGGCAACGAATAAACAGAAGTCCCATTAACAGTCGAAATGGTTCCAGTATCCTTCAAAAACCACCAATCGGTGCATAAGGTATAAATATCAAGAAACAAAACTTCACGAACCCAAGCCTTCGTCCTATCCGCATTCGTCCCAGTGGAACTAAGTGTGGTGTCATTTACCAAATAACTAATCTCATCGCAAATGGTTCCAAGGTTCATTTTAACTCCCCGTCTTCATACTTGGCTTTCTCAGACTTCTTAAAAGTACGTTTACTCAAACCATCGTAATATCGCTGACTCACAAACCCGCCCCCCATCTTCCTAACGCTTGATCCATCCCTCATATTCGCTTCAACTCTTATCCCAATATTTGAAGTTGGGTTACAGGTGCGGCAAAGCCATTCCCAACCATCTTGAAACTCTTCACCGCACCTGCATTTACCCATTTTTAGCCCTTAACCCAAACGCCGAAAGCGTCACGATATTCCGCAACACCCCAGATGGCATCGATGACAAGCTGGTCGCCCAACTTCTCAATCCGATATGCACTCTGGACACGGGGCTTCTGTTGCATCGCCAGCGCAAAACAATCACGATGGAACATGCAGTTGGAAGCCTGATCGGGGGACGCATCAGTCCACGGCAGATTGGTCGAAGTCACGACCTCAACGCCATAAACTTCACCGATACGACCAGTGTTGACACGATCCTGACCCACAGCGTACTGAAGCACGAACTTATCGAGTTTCAGCATATCGCCCTTGAACGCCGGACGAATCGCAAAGTGACGGTCAGATTCGGGGGCATTCGCCTCATCCAATTTCACAATCGAGCTAACGATGGTGGCATCGGTCAAAGCGGCTCCGTAATCACCAGTGATTTGGCTAAGACCAGGAATCAGCGCACCAATCGTGCTGTCGATTTTCTTGGAGATAGCGTAACCATCAGCCTGCGTGTAGATGCTCATCAAATCCTGATTCGCCTGAATCTTGGCGATATCTTCAAGGATTCGGGAGGCATAATAGTGTTGGTTCACAGTAAGCGTGAATTCACCTTCCGTCGAGGCAGACGCAACCACATCGACATTGCGCTGTTTTGCAGTCGTCGTCACCTCTGTTATCTTGGGAACATGCAATCCCTTTGTTAATCTCATGGTTTCCCATGAGGTCGGACTATATCATCCCCGATTAAATTGGGGCTCGGCGTGTAGTCTCTGAGGATTCATGACATTCTGACCTTTCCTATTAAGGATTCGGATTTCATCAGACAACCGATTAAGCTCTAACTTTTCAGATTCATCAACATGCGTTCTTTTATTATTCAAACGCCGTTCAACAAATCTTAAAGTGAGGATAGCTTGAGATTTTTTACCCACAAGATACGGAATCATCATTTGAGTAAACTTTTTAACATGTTCAAGTTTTCTCGTCCCTGCGTTAATTCCATTTTTGTGTTTAACATTCTCTGATTCTCTTTCGAAAACGTGAAGGCGAATGCCAACACGGTCTAAGAGTTCGACAGCCTTTTGGATAATATTCACATCGCAATTCGTAACGCAAATTACAGGACAATATTTCCAATTTCCTTTTTCCTGTCTGCGAAAAACAGTGATACTTCCCTCACCATCCCAAAGACCACCGAGCCATCCAAGTTCAGCTTCGGTTAATGCCACTTGACCTGCTGATTGCCCAATCTCACATGCTTTCCCTAAGTAGGGATGTGAGCTATAAGGGTGTTCCAGCATTTTGTCGAGTTTATTGTGATCCATGTTGTTAAATCACATCACCCTTACCAGCAACAAGCGAGTCAAAACGCTTGACACGGCTGGCGAGAACGAGGTTCGCTTCCGTGAACTTCTGTACTTCATTTGCCCAAATCTCAGGAATGAATACAGCCTGAGTGAGCGTTGTTTGATTTCCAGTAACCATTGTAATATCCTACTTTCTTATCTTATTTCTCCACGGCGCATGGCTTCTTTAATCTCAGCCTCATGCTTTAGGTATTCCGAGTGGCTCATGTTCTTTAATCGTTCACGAGTCCACTTCGCTTCACCCGTTGGCTTCGGACTTGATTTAGAAGTCTCACTCGCCGCAAGATTGGTTTGATTTAGTTTCTCAACTTGTTCCTTAGCACCTTGAAGTCTGGCTTTCTCTGGGGCTGTCTGACGCAGAAGTTTCGCCTTCAAGTAATATTTCTCAGGATCGTTTCTGAGCGCATGATTAAGACCGAACTTTTGAACATCAGCGTCTAGGAGACGAGTCATATCGTCTTTTAAATCCATCCAATCACTGTATTCAATCGCATAGTCTTCGCACTTGTTTTGAAACTCAACCTTGAGTGTTTCTTCAGCAGAATGAGTAGTGGATTGAGGCTTGGAGCCGAAGTGGTTGTATAACTTCCTCGCTGTTTCATCATCCACGCCAAAATCGGTTGCAATCTTTTTGATGGGGTCTTCAGCGGATAACTTGCTCAACCTGTCTTCAGTTTCTTTTGCCTTCTTTTCGGCTTCTCGTCTGCGTTGACGCTCACTAATCAGCTCATCGAGAGGAACGTATTTCTTCTCCTTTTTAGGAGTCTCGACTTCTGCTGGTTTTTGAGCCTCAGACTTTGGTGCGTCTTTCTGCACTTCTGGCGTGGAAGTTTCGACAGCCTGTGCAACGGTTTCAGTTTTTACTTCCTCTTTAGTCTCAGTAGTCATTACTGGTTCCTTTCGTTCTTGACCTTTTTGCGGGTGGTCAGTCAACCCGAAACTCCGCATCATGCGGGATTAATTCTTAAAAAGTCCTAGAATGGTCTGGTAAACTTTGACTTCACGAGCCATTTCTTTCATTGTCTCTTCTTTGCGACCTTTAAGCATTTTGTCTATGCCACGACTAATCTGCTCATTCAAAAAACGCTCAAACGGTTTAAACTCAGCAAAGCTCCGAAGAGCCTTCATCGAAGCTTCAAACTCTCCAACAAACTTTTCAGTCTCGCTCATTGCCCAACCTGCATCATAGGGTTAGGAGCCATCCCAGCATCCGGCATCTGCGGTACTACACCACCCATCGGCCCGTTCTGAAGCATCTGCCCGTCACCCGTCATTTGACCTTGCGGTTGAAGCATCGAAAGGAATTGGATGTGAGCGTTGACATGGCTCTCAAACGCCTTATAACTCATCTCATCCATCACTCCGCTAGTCGCCAAGTTCTTTGTGGCTCCCATGTGCGCCATGATGTGTCGCTGGTGAGCGTCAGACTTATGAGGAAACACGGCTTGCCCTAAAGCAAGTGCGGTGTTTTCCGCTTCTACCTGTTCCCCTTCCGATTCGTCGGGCGGTGATACAACGATTCCATCAGCTTCATGCTCAGGGCCAATCTCCATTCCGACATAAATCTTCTTTGCAAGAGCTGGAATGTTGAAAAACTGCGGTGCTTTGGCGGCAATGGCAAAGAAGTTTGTGAGCTTGTTGACCTTCTGAACTTTATTTTCAAAGTTAGTCGGCCCATAAGTCACGATATCAAAAGTTCCCCAGATATCTTCCGGCCTGACACGCTTAAAATAAACACCCTGCTTACCAAGAACTCTGATAACACGCTCAAAAGAAGTAAACTGCATATCGTTCTGATAGCTACGATCAAGAAACTTCTTATACATCTCCTCAATGAGGCGAATGCGGTTCTTGAGCCTGACCCCAGCCTGTTGAGCAACACCCTGAAACTCAGTCGCCGAAGTGCGGTCTTGATTTATCGGAACGCCTTGAATGGTATCGAGTGCGCCAGATGACTTTCGCATATCGTTTTTGATGGAGCTGATGACCTTGTAACCGTTGTTGGAGAAATCATTAATCGGCAAAGGAATCACAGCATTGACATCATCAGCTTTGATGCGTGGAAATTTAATTAGCTTGATATCACGCTGAACATTGGCATGAACATCTTCAATCGTTGGGTTTAAGAGCTGAAGGGTTTTATTATCAACAACCTGCCGAATCGTGGTGTTCAACTCATTCCACTTCTCTGTGATCGGCTCAATCAGTCCAATCCCATAAAGCTCGTCATCTACGGGGATGTAGGGACAGAGCAAGAACGGGCGTTCCCCATGCCAATAAGGATTTTCTTGAAACCTAACGCAAGCTGAAGGTGAGTTCTGCTTCATTAAAACAGGAGAGTTAATCTCACCAGTTCTCTGCGAATGACTGTCTTGCATTGCAATCTTGCCAGACTCGTCTAAGTCGAGAACGCAGGAAATCAAGCCCTCGAAGAAAGAATATCTATCCGCTTCTTCACCCGTCAAAACCCACTTCGGAATCCTGCCCCAATACTCAACCAACCTCCCGTCATTGAACTTTTCCAAGGCATCTAGGTTGTAATAAATTCCACTTACAAGGTCGCCCCCTTCAGTTGATTTAGTTGTCCTTTCCTTGGTTTTCAAATCATCCCAGCAAATAGGAATACGATGAATCAGTCCTTCGATGTCTTGAATGTCAGTCCCTCTGCCAACAGGAAAGAAATCATAGAGACTGACATATTCCCAATCAGTATCGGCAAACTTCGGAACCGTAACCTCAGTGGTAACAACCTTGAACTTCGGTTTTCCCTTGGCATCTAAAACAATATTTCCCAGCTCATCTTTTACATTAACTTTTTCTCTAAATTTCTTTTTTGTGGTTTTAAGCTTGTACGGAGTCTTAACAACGCAAGTCCCGTAAACAAGAAGTTGGTGTATCGACCGCTCAAACTTTGCTCTGAGTTGGATTCTCCGTAACGACTCAGCCCTGTAAGCAGACATGATCTCGGCTTGTTTGTCATCAGCATCCTCCGTTCCGGCGTATTCAAAGTTCGGGTCTTGTCCAAAGAACGCTTCAACGTAGTTGGCTTTTAAAACTTCAACTTCAATCTGCGGTTCTGGGTCAACGATATTGCAACCACCATCAGTCGGTTTTTGTTTGTCAATCAGGCGATAAATGTTATCCCACTCAAGCCACTTTTTTTCACGACCTTGATGGTCGTCATAGGCTTTGGAATATTGCTCACGAACAAACGATAAAGCTCGTTCTAACTGATCTGATGAAGTCCAAACTTTAGGAAGAAGTTTCGGTTGATTATCTTCTTTTACTTCTGTGGCTGTAGGTATCAAAACGGATTCCCCCGATTTTTATTGTGGCGTATTATATCATAATTATGAAGAAAAATCAACTCATTATAACTTTTAATCATATTGCTAGATATAAAAAAACAACCTATAAGTTATTAATATCCAGAATTTTTATTACTCGGCACAAAAGACTCAAGCTCAACAGAAGCTGAAGTCATGTGAAAGCGTTTGCGAACTTGCAAACAAATCATATCAGCAATTACCCTATCATCGTGACATCCAGATTCTGCATTGGCGTTTCCATCTTCGCCAATAACATAGGTCATGCACTCGTCTAAAAGCTCCGAGCTTCGGAAAGTCAAAGCATCTTCTCGCATCGCACGACCATAATCTGAAATCATAATTGGTTTAGTCTTGGTATCAGTCCACCATCCAATCTGCTTCGTCTTGCGGTCGGTGCGTTGGTCAACCTTGTAGCGATAGTACAACTTGGAATATTGATGCTTCATTGCGTCAAGAGTTGCTATGCCAAATGAATTAGCCTCAACTCCAATCCACGCCTTGTTGTACCAAGTTCCCAACTTGATTAATATTTCACCCATCTTATCCGGCGCAATCTGACCATTCACCTCCGCAACCTGCACCAAATTATCCATGCCACGAACCGATGCAGAGGACGGATCACCACCAACTCCCAAACCAACGTCAGCACCAATAGCATACTGCCTCCCTGATTTCGGCATATCCCAAACCTTCAAATAACCTCGCTCAAAGTCCCGAAACTGAACCGAACTTCCACTCCACTCAAGAATCCCAGTCCTTTGAGGAGCCGTACAAGTTGCGTCATGTCGTTCAATTGCTTGCGGGTCGAACACTTGGTTTCCAGCCAAAAGTTTAAAATCTCCCTTGATGCGGATATCATATTCAACTCCGAAGTACTTCTTTTTCTGGTCTTCAATCTGCTCTTTTGACAAGTAGATGTTGTCTTCAATCCCCACCCCCAATGTAAAGATTCTCTTTTGATCTCTATTCTTATAAATCTCCCGATACGTCCAAGTCATACCAATTTTCTTCCCCTTATCCTCCCAGATAGGAGTCATGGTGAGCCAAATATCTAACGGCATCCCGGCTCCAATACGAGCAATACATTCTTGATAAATTGCACGAGTTGGTTCTTCGTCAAAGTGAATCCATCTCTTAGCCGCACCACCAAACTTCTCAACCCCCGAATCACAGCTCTTAAAAGTAATCTTTGAACACTCAGACTTGGGAGTATTGGCTGGCTTATCATGCGGAATCACCCAAATAGTATCAATCACCTCACTCTTAACATGACTGATGTCTTTAATTAAACATTTTGGTAAATATTTAAGAATGGAAGCTTGCACACCTTCCTTCTGAGCGTTGTAGTCTTTGCTGACAACCCATCCCTCGTTTGGAGTTTTAATTTTCTTGTGGGGATGAAGGCCAGTGGCATACCAAACATCTTCGGCCGATCCTGTCGTGGTTTTGGACGAACGGTTGGCTCCGTGAAGCAAGCGGATAGTGAATGGAATCTCTGGATTGTGCTTGTGAAAAGCAACACACTTAGGGAGTGGATTGTAGAAATAAATGCCATTCTCTTTTCTGAATCGCTCAAGCTTCGGAAACCAATCAAGCGACTGCTCAATGGCCTCCCTATACCTCGGATTCTTCATCAACTCTTCAAGAATGTCAGGCTCAATCCCCTCAAGCGGATTGTCCCAATTATCAACGAAGTCGCTCATAACTCCTTCCCCAGACTAAGCCTCTATTTTTTCGCATCATTCTAGTTTCAGCATCTCGTTGTGCATGTTCCCTTGTCTTGTTGTGCGTGTCGTCAAACAGTTTGACATCAGTCACAGGATGATGATGCACTAAGCGGCATTGAGGCGCATAAAGAAACGCACCAAAGTGTTCAGCCGACTCAATGAGTTCACCATCAACGTGCATATTGTCGTAGTCGGGACACCACACTTCCCTGTTCTTAAAGCGATCGGCAAATCGAGTACCAACCCAACCCATTGCCGCCTTACAGAAAGTCTCCAAATTCTTCTGATTAAATCCAACCAACTTGTCATCTAAATCTTTAATCTCTAACAACCGCTCAAAACAATCGCAATCCAACTCAATATCATCACAAAGGAAAACCATAGAATGAGTGGGATAATACTTGAGGTGACGGTTCCAAATCCGTGGGGCTTTTTCATGGTTCACATCCTCGTAGGTGTAGATTGTAAAATCTTGAAAGGTTTGTTTACGGATAGACTCTAAGCATTTCGCTAACTTATCTTTTCTGTTAAGCGTTGGAATCACAACATCAAAGCGGCTCATAGCCAAGAAACTCCCTTAGTGGTGAAACGGGTGAGTGGTTGATTAGAGTTTGATGATGGAAGAGTTCTTTGTAGTGTTTCACAGCAATCTTAAAATGTTCGGCATATCCAGCCAAAACAACATCGTATTTATCTCTCGAATTATGGTATCCACCGTGATGATGAGTCTCACCATCAACAACCCCCAAATCAACTCCAACCAAATGAATATTTTTGTAACCCATAATCAAAGCAAACTGAACGGCGCAGAACCCAGAGTTTCCACCGCTTCTAAAATCGTTGAGGCGGTAGCCAAACCCACCATCATGCTTGTAACTTTTAATTATCATGTCGTAGTGCGACAGGTTGTAGCTGATTCCCCATCTTGTATCGACAAACGATTTGCCGCAAGCGAGCGAGGGACACGCCATGTTTGCAATAAAAATCTTGGTGGGTTTCTTTGGAAGCGTTCTGCGCTGATTCTCAACCTCCCAGATGGTGAAGCGATTATCCATCGTGATGAAGTAACGAGCCTTCTCGTACCTGAACACATCCTTATTAACCGCTATGACATCATCCTTCGTATCAACAATCTTTTTACCTGTCGGCCCACCGCACATCACCCAACAATCACTAGTCAAGTTGCTCTCTCCTGTATAAATACAAGCTCTTATCGCAGTATGGTTCATCCGCTTTTTCATTAAACGACATCATTGGAGCCGGAAGATTAAATGGCGGCTTTTGAAGCGATACAGTGCGCCATCTAGTCTGATTATTTGGAACCTCAACATTCTTCCTATCGCCAAATGATGTGGTGAGTAGAAAGGATGACCCGCTTCGCAGAAAGTTGCTAAGGAAGTTCTCAATATCTTGGAATGAAAGGTGAACTAAACAATCCCTGCAAATAACCAAATCGGCTTTTGGAAGCGGATCGGTTGTAATATCCATGCACTTAAATTCAACATTCTTCGCTGAATACTTTTTCTTATTCTCAGCAATAATCTCTTCAACAACGTCAACCCCGGTGTATTTAATGTGCGGAAACTCCTTCACCAAATCCTGCATCCAGTTAAAATCCCCACAGGCACAGTCAAGAATTGTCTTACAAGCAGT